CATAGTACACCTCATCACAATACTTATAGCCAACACCGTCAAGGAACGAATCGTTGTCGCTTATGGTAAGAACAGATACCTTTGACAACACATCGTCAGGTAGCTCAGTCGTCACGCGTACGTTAGCAGCCATGTCGGACAACCTTTGCTCAATACGGCTGTCGTATCTAATGTTATGGGCTAGTTGTTTGTGGTCGTCCACATCAAGGCAAGAAAACTCATGCCCAGTGCCAGTGGTGCGTACCTGCACATATATGTAGTCTTGCCCTATGCGGCTATTTTCGGCCTGTTCTTTAGACGCACTTACGTACTGAGCTAACTTCTCGCCGTACACAGGGTCAATGAAGTTGTGTCCAGACGTGTGTAGGTGTAGTAACTCTGTCCTTAACTTCGCGCACATCACCCCGCTGTCACATAAGTAGCTCGATAGTTGGCGTATCTCGTAATTCTCATCTTGGCCTACTTTGTTGCGGTGTTTTACTAAGTCCTCTAAGGTGGTCGTCATAACATCTGTTGGGGTGTACGCACGTAAGTGTTTAACTGCGTTACGTATCCCTGTCGTGATATTTGTAGACGACATACGGTAATACAAATCCCCGTTGTAATGGTTTGTCTTGTTGTTCTCGATAGACTTAGCCGACACATTAAACGTGAGCTTTTCCTCACCCCTAGGCTTTATGTCCCTACAATCTTTGTAGCTAATCTTTCCTCGTGCGAACACCTCGTCAGGGTAATACGCAAACGTGTAGTGGGATTGTGAGTTTAGTTCTTTAACTACACCAAACTTGATGCCACGTAGCTGTTTCTTTATCCCATCCATAAATGCTTGTAGTGGTAGGTGAGGGATAGTAGACAATACGTCTAGGGTTAAATCTACTTCTCTTAGGGTGTGCGTTGGTATGTGATTATATTTATCCATTGAACATGCCTCCTGTCTTGTCAGTTAAAAGTGTTTTGATTTCTTCTTGCGATAGTCCGTTGTCCTCTGATACCAGCGCCCTGTCACTGAACGTGCGTAGTCGTCCCAACACGTCCTCGTAGCTATAGCCTTTGTCGATACCACCATCACCGAAAGCTATCTCGAACACGTTAGCAATAAACGCCATGTCGATAGCAAGGTCATCATACGGGTAGTTACTCATACGTCACCTCGATTTATATGTAGTACCTTGCCCACATCGGGCGCGGCTTGTTTGTTGTCAATAACACACCACAGTAGTGGGCAGTCCCACGTACCCCATTCACCCCACACGTGACCGTCAGTCAGCATGACTGTAGCTTGTGGCTTGATATTGTTGGCGCGCATGTAGTCAGGTACACACGTTGCGTCAGTACCGCCACCACCTACGGGCTTGGTTGACTTGACTATGTTGGGTATGTCCTGTACCTCGTACACCTCGTCACCTACTACCGTACTACCCCAGTACAGTATGCGTACACGGTCGGGCATGACTACATCACACACAGACTTGACCTCAGACATAAACTTGGTCAGTACATTTCTGCCGATAGAGCCAGACGTATCGATGGCAAGCACCAACTCCTCCACATGCTCGCTGATACCGATAGGCATATACATCTCATGGCCTAGGTACTTGCGGTGCGGTTGTCTCCACGATTGGTAGTCACTACCTGTACACGTTGACGTAATGAACTCACGCAATGCCTCGCGCCAGTCTACCTGCGGCTTGAGTAGGTCACCGAAGTCAGTGTTACCACCCTTACCCATCTTGGCTGCGGCAAGCGCACCCTGTCGCATAGCCTCGTCGATCTCTTTGGCTAGGTCAGCTTGCTCGGCTTGTGTCATTTCCTTAGCACCGTCCCAGTCGTGATCGTCCATACCACCGCCAGACTTGTTGCCTGCGCTTTGCCCCTCTTCTGGTGGCGTGTTGTCAGGTGTACCACTACCACCGTTACCACCTTCGGGCTTGGGCTGTTGCTGTTGGTCTTGGTGCAAGGCATTGGCCACCTGTGCGGTAGTCATGCCACGGTACTTGACGTCGAGCAATGCGCAAGCGGGTAGCTTACAGAAGTCGTCAGGGTTCTCGTCAACGATCTCAAGGTTGATAACGTAGTCCATAGCTTGGTTGGTCAGACTGTGCCCGTACTTGTCAGCCACCCATGCCCACGTTGTCAGGTGCTTGTACATCTTGTGCTTACACTCGTGAATGATAAGCGCACGTAGCTCAGCGTCAATCAGTGTGTCAACGAAGTCAGAGTTGTACCACTCGTCACGTCCGTCAGTAGCGGCGGTGTTGGTCATGCCGTTGTCGATCACGCGGTCACCCAACATCAATACACTGGCCAGTGCCACGTACCTGTCGCTGCGCATAATTGATACCAGCGCCTTGGGCAAGCGTTGGTCTGCGGTTAGTTCTTTGCCTATTGATAACATGATAGCTCCCTATACTTTGTCTGCTGCGAATAGATGTGTGTTGGCCATACACCACTTGCCCCAACCTGCGTTGGTGGTAACAACTTTCTGTGCGTGATACTTGTCTACCATCACACCGTTAGCGAACATACCTTGCGCCTCAGCGGGTAAACGATTGAGGTACGTGAGCCATGGCGTAACGAACTCCTTGTCCATACCTGCTAGTGTGCGATACACCACCATACATATGGCGGAGGCGCTGTTGGGTACAGTCGCGTTGAGCGGGTCAGTCTTGATAGACTCAGTTGATGGTAGTTGGTTGGCCAGCTTGACGAATGCCATAAGGTCAAGCGCTGCTGCTGCGCCGATAGTACCAATAGCTGCACTTGTCAGTGTGTGCTCGTCGAAGTGTTCGCGCTTGCTGAATATCTTAGACAGCTTGTGGAACGAACGCGGCGTACAGAATTGCGTACGTCCTACGGCCTGCGGATGGTGTATGTACTGATTATCGTTAGGGTCTTTGACGTCACGGAAGTCAGCGAATACGTGTGGGTTGTCTTTCACCCAGCCAAGGATGGTAGGGTCGATGCCGTTGTTGATACCCCACTCTATCCACTCCATGTGGTCGGGCTTCTTGAGTTCAAACACAGTCATACGGTTAGCGGTGTGTGCCTCCACTAGGTCACCCAATCCCTCAGCGCCAAGGTTACCAGTGAGCACGATCTTGCTGCCTGCTGCTAACGTGTGGCCTGCGAACTTGCGCTCGTGTATTAAGCTGTTGAGCATTAGCTTGATTGAACGGTTACATTTGGGGTACTCGTCAACCATTAGCAAGATGGGCTTGTTATGGTGTACACCCAGCTCGATGTTGGGTATGAACTTGAGCGCGTCAGTGCTGCCCTTGATGTCAGGGATAGACATATCGCCTTGGTCTTTGTTAGCACCATCAAAGAAGCTCGGTATGTGGTCAGGGTTGAGAGCGCATAGCTCGTCGAACAAGTCGGTCTTACCTGTGCCAGTGTGACCTAGTACACATACGGTAACCATGTCTGCTGTTTGGTCGATGAAAGTCACGGCTTGCTTGCGGTCAAGTGCGTACATACGTTGTGGTGTGTTCATTGTGTTACTCCATTTGGCGTTACCGTATACGGTAACAATTGTTGGTGGTTGTTTAGTGTGCCGTCATCAAGCTCGCACTCGATCTGTATTGCACATATCTCACATACTTTCTCATACCCACCAATGCTGGTGGGCTTGCCGTGTACCGCGACAATTTCTACGGTGTTACAGCTATGACACGAATAGTAATCCATGGTACGTCTCCCCCCCAATTTACAGGTCGATTGATGGTAGGGATGCGATAACCTCATCCACCGTACGCTTGGTTTCGGCGCGCAGTTGTGAACTGTCACGTAATGCTTCGGGCGATACACCACGTAACGCACGCTCTAACGTGTCAGCCTGCGCGGTTAGTTGAGTGTCGTCGGTAAGGTTACACTTGCGCATGAGGTCTACGATGTCGAGCACGTTGTCGAGCAAGGTATTGCGAAACGTCTTCTTGTCTTCTTTGCCTGCGAAGTCGAGCCGCTCGGACATATTGGATAGCACCTTGCGCAAGCGTTCGTGTATGTCAGTCATAGCGCCATTGATACGCTGCTCCATAGCGTTGCCGTATCCAGCTATCGCCTCGTCGAAACATGTTTGTGCGTCTTGGTCTACGTCTAACCGCCAGTCGTGCATGTCAGCCACGGGCGAACATACCAGCTTGACGTCGAACTTGTTGCGTACCTGCCACGATGGTGGGTACTCTGCCTCGTCGAACATATCACCTAGGCGTGCTCGGGCTGATATAACCTCGAAGTCATACTGATCGATGAACTCATCCACTAGGCAATTGAAGTCACCTTGCAAGCCAGTCATATTGGTAACGTAATCGGGATAGCCTGCGGTCATAATGATGCGCGTGCCGCTGTCAGTCCATGGTAGTGTGCAAGCGTAATGCTCGGAGCGTATCTTGCCTGCCATGGTCTTGATCTCAGTGAGTAGGTCACAGCCTGCGAGTAGGTTCTTGTTCACAGTAGCCGCGTCAGATACAGCATAGTTGTCGCTGTTGACCTTGGCCGATGCGCGCTTATCTTTCTTGCGTGCTGTCCACACTGATATGTTGAGGTCGATGGCCAGCGTGCGTGCGGCCAGTGTTGGTACTTCTACTTGAGGTGTTGCGATTGCATTGTTCATGTTGTTCTCCATTTGGTTGATACGTTGGTACATAGCGTGTGTGGCTTCGTGCTTTGCTATTGCTGCTTGTTCTGCTGGGGTAAATAGTTGTTTGTCACACGTGTTGTATTCCATGTCATTCTCCATATCCGTAATAGATGTTAGGGTCAGGGTGTTCAAATATAACGATTGGTTCACCGTTGAGTGTTACGCATACAACAGAGCCATCCGCTACTGTGCAACCGTCACTGGCTATGCCAAGGTCAATACGTTCGAGATCATTCATTCCATATCCTCTCGGCTTCCGCCACGTTTAGGCGTTCTAAGTTGATGGGTAGGGCGTAGAACAGCTGCTTCCATGTGAACTTGTAGTCGTCGGCTAGTACAGTCATAAGTGCCTGTGGGTTGCTGCGTAGGTTGTACAGCTCCTCGGTGTTGTTGACTATCAAGGCCAGCGCGTCGTCGTCGCTATCACGTAAATCAATAAAAGGTCGATCGTTCATGTCGTTCTCCATTTGGCGTTACCGTATACGGTAACTGTTGATTAAGAATGCGCAAGCGTCTTGTTGCTGATGCGTGCGTGCTTGTTGCTTTGCGCTAGCTGCTGCTCTAGCACTTCTACTAAGCGTTCGCATTCGGCGTAGCTAAGTGCATTCAATTGTTTAGCTTGCTGCTTGAACTGGCCACGTGTTGGTGTGTCTATCCAGTCGATGGTGCTTTGATCGTGCTTATCTTTCATGTCGTGCTCCATGTAGTGTTGTTAGTGTTACCGTATACGGTAACTGTGTGTTTGCCAGATGAGCTACCACCTGAGAACACATTATCTCACACTTATCACCTAATGTCAAGTGATCTGATATAGTGGTATATGGTGGTTTGTACTTGTATGTTCCGTAATTGTTCTAACATGGGTGCTGCTAAGTTGTTGAATATAAAGGAATGTTCTTTTGTTACCAAAATCCTGAAATTGAGAGGGTCGGAGCGATTGGGGTTGGGGGGAAGAACATTAGCGAGAGAGCCTCCACGTATCGAAGTAATATAAAATAAGTGATTGTACTAAAAGAACAAACGAACATTTGATAAAAGTATAATATATAACCAGATTAGATACTATTGTTTACCCTAGTCTGTCGCAGTTACCGTTGGATGTCATTAGATACTCTCAGGTAAATGTTCTTTTTTACCCTCCAAAAAACGAACATTTGCAGAACATTTGGAACATTTGATGCCTACGTGCAGAACATTTGATCCGACGTTGTACAACACACGTTTGGCGTGTTGTCACGTGATATGTCAAAACACGTTGTCACATGATACGTCAAAACAAGTCAGGGTGTGTTACCGTATACGGTAACAAGTCAGGCTGCGCGCAACGCAACTAGGGAACAGGTTTCAATCGGGCGGGCTGCGCGCAACGCAACTAGGGAACAGGTTTCAATGGGGTTGGTCAAATCGTAGGCACAAAAAAAGCGGCGACCCGAGGGCCGCCACTTTGTTACCGTACTACTTTAGTTTGATGTGAGTGAGTGATAATTTAATACTCTTTTGTAGGCTAACAATATCACCGCTGAACTCCTCCTTACTTTCTAGCTGTTTAAGCACCGTTGATAACTTGTCGTGTAGTCTAGTTTCATAGGTTACTTTGGCTGGCTCACCCTCTAGCGTCTCATTGGCTTTCTCCTCTCGTTTTGCCAATGAGGTAGACCACCATCCTATCTGTCTGCCAATGTGACGCTGCCTGTCTTTACGTCGTGCTATCTGCTCCTTTGATAGCCCATCAGTATCAGTGTAGCCAATCAGCTTTTTGTCGGTCTCGTTCATAGCGGTAACCACCACTGCCCGCCACTTTGCCCATTGCTCTTGGCTGCATGTTGATTTCTTACTCTTGGGTGATGTTAGGTCAGTGGATATAAAGCCTTGCTCTTGCAACATGTCTAAGGCTTTCTTCTCCGCTGCTCGTGCGCCCTCTCCTTTCTTTGCTGCGGTAGCTAAGGTCTTTAGTAGTAGTACGCTATCATCTGATTGCGCTGGGATAGTAGTTTCTATTGAATTGCTCATATTGTGTATTCCATTTAAGTAGTCACGCGTTATTGCCTGACTTGCAACTAATATGCCATATGATACGGTATTGTCAATGGATACACTCACATGTTATCACGTGATATTGGGTGTTACCGTATACGGTAACTGTACATATTGAAAGGGTACCCGCCCCCCTCCCCCCGCCTCACAGTGCGGAGTCCCGCGCGTCTGTATAATCCTAATTTCCACGAATAAATCATTTTTTTCTCAAATCCATACGTTTCTGGTTACTTTTTAACCACCCCATAAGCACGTAAGTACCCCTTTTTACCCGAGTAACGTGCTTGTTTGAATTCTGTAAGACTTGTTTGAATTCTGTAACGTGCTTGTTTGAATTCTGTAAGACTTGTTTGAATTCTGTAAGACTTGTTTGAATTCTGTAAGACCTCTGCTAGCAGCGGTCTCTTTAAAAAGCTAGTCCTTTAAATAGCGTATTTGAAGTACCACTTTTTCAATTTGTGGTATGAAGCCCCCTTTTGTGGTACGAAGCCCCCCTATGTTGTAATTCACTGGACAAAAAAAATTTTTGTAGTATATTTGTGGAAACTGGTTAACACCTGCGAAACAACTATGGCTTTATCTATTGAACCTGAACTAGGCGTGCCTATTTCGGATGACAATCCTTTTACCGACCTCACGCTTTCGGCGAGTGCGGCTGCTAATACGGCGCTATTCCTAGCGGAGCATGGGTTGGACATAGAACCTACTAAGGAAGATAAAGACACAGCCGCAGCATTAGCCACTGCCTATGCAGGTGACCCTGCACACACTTCCAAGAAGGCTACCCCTACAAACATGGCGAAACTACGCCCAGCTTCTCTTATATTAACTGACAGTATACTTACCGAATTCGGCCAATCCGTGGTTACAAACTCTGTGCATATAAGGCACCTAGTAACCAATAAGCTAGTGCTAGAGACAGAAAACCCCGATGCCAAGATACGACTGCGTGCTTTAGAGCTGCTAGGCAAGGTATCGGACGTAGGACTGTTCGCAGAGAAGTCAGAAGTGACGATTACCCACCAATCAAGTGACGACCTACGCCAGAAACTGCGTGGGAAGCTAGAAAAACTCGTAAACCCAGAAGAAATAGAAGACGCAGTAGTTGTTGAAAGCAAACCTCTCAGTATAACTGAAGCATTTGGTGAAGAAGACGACACAATCTATGACGACGACTAACTTCACAAGAGCAGAAGTCCAAGTAATGTTGGATAACCTCGATAGTTACTCAGATGATGAAGTCACTGAGATCAATACTATTGTGGATGAGCTTGATGGGCGCGAAGCTAACGCCGCTGCGTACGATGATCTTATAGAATTTGCTAAATTAATGATGCCTGATTTCCTTGTGGGCAAGCACCACAGGATTTTGGCCGACGAACTTATGGCCATTGAGGCCGGGACACGTGATAGGGTGTGTGTAAACATACCACCACGTCATGGTAAGTCCCAACTAGTGTCTATTTTCTACCCAGCGTGGTTTTTAGGGCGAAATCCCGACAAAAAAGTCATGATGGTATCCCACACCACCGATTTAGCAGTAGATTTTGGACGGAAAGTGCGAAATTTGATCTCTAGTGAGGCATTTGCAGCCATCTTCCCTACAGTTGGCCTGTCTAAAGACTCTAAATCAGCCGGACGGTGGAACACTAGCGTCGGAGGCGAGTATTACGCCTGTGGTGTGGGATCAGCACTAGCGGGACGGGGTGCTGACTTGTTATTGATCGATGATCCGCACTCGGAGCAGGACGTTATCAACGGTAACTTCTCTGTTTTTGAGAAAGCGTACGAGTGGTACACGTTTGGTGCCCGAACTCGGCTTATGCCGGGGGGTCGAGTAGCTATTATACAGACAAGATGGCATATGGATGACCTGACTGGCCGTGTAATCAAGGATATGGTTAACAATGAGCGGTCTGACCAGTTTGAAGTGATCGAATTTCCAGCAATACTAGAGATAGAAAACGAAGATACTGGGCAAATAGTGGAGAAACCGCTGTGGCCAGAGTTCTTTGACTTAGAAGCATTGCTACGTACCAAAGCGTCGATGCCTAACTTCCAGTGGAACGCTCAGTACCAGCAGCAGCCCACATCGCAAGAAGCGGCATTAGTAAAACGTGAGTGGTGGCAGATGTGGGGCGCAGAAAGACCCCCTGCATGTGAGTTTATAATTATGTCGTTGGATTCGGCGGCAGAAAAGCACAACCGTGCGGATTACACGGCACTGACCACGTGGGGCGTCTTTATGAATGAAGAGACCGACGCGTACAACCTCATGCTCTTAAATAGTATAAAGAGAAGGATGGAGTTTCCAGAGCTGAAAGAGATGTGCATGGAAGAGTATGACGCATGGGATCCTGACGCGTTTATCGTGGAGAAGAAGAGTTCCGGTGTAGCTATATACCAAGAGATGCGCCGTATGGGACTGCCCGTATCGGAGTTTACTCCACACAGGGGTTCAGGCGATAAGTTAGCACGTTTGAATTCTGTAACAGATATTGTGGCTTCAGGGCTGTGCTGGGTTCCAGCTACGCGCTGGGCTGAAGAGCTTGTAGATGAAGTAGCGGGCTTCCCGTTCGCTAGTAACGATGACTTAGTTGACTCCATGGTAATGGCGCTAATGCGATTTAGGCAAGGTGGGTTTATACGACTACCCACAGATGAACAAGACGAGATAAAACAATTCAAATCTTCGCGTAGGGGCGGATACTACTAAGGGTAAAAATAATGGCAATTGAAAAAAGTTTATATCAAGCACCACAAGGCATAGATGAGGGCGTAGACCCTGAGCTGGAAAGCGCTCTGGAGATCGAGATTATCGATCCTGAGCAAGTCACGCTAAGCGATGGCAGTGTTGAAATCACACTTATACCAAACGACGAGCGTGGGGAGAATGAGTTCGACGATAACCTAGCTGAAGAGTTAGATGAGAACGAGCTAACTCAGTTGTCCAGCGATCTTATGGAGCTAGTCGAGTCAGACATTCAAGGCCGTAAAGAGTGGGCAGATACCTATATTGATGGGCTTGATGTACTGGGCTTTAAGTACGAAGAACGTACAGAGCCATGGGAAAACGCCTGTGGTGTGTACTCTACGGTACTTGCTGAAGCAGCTATTCGGTTCCAAGCAGAAGCTATGTCTGAGACGTTTCCTGCCGCTGGCCCTGTGAAAACTAAAGTGCTAGGTAAAGAAGACGACGACAAGATGGAGGCCGCAGAACGCGTGCGCGCTGACATGAACTACGAACTTACCGAGAACATGGTTGAGTATCGTCCAGAGCACGAGCGCCTCTTATACTCTTTAGGTCTATCAGGCTCTGCTTTTAAGAAGGTTTACTACGAACCGAACATGGGTCGCGTATGCGCGAACTACATCCCAGCAGAAGACGTTATCGTGCCTTACGGTGCTTCTACTATAGAGACTGCTGAGCGTGTGACTCATATCATGCGTAAGACCGTTAACGAAGTTAAAAAGCTACAGTCTATAGGCTTCTACGCGGACATCGAGTTAGGTGCGCCAGAAGCGTTTCATACAGACATTGAAGAGCGCAAGGCAGAAGAAGGGGGTTACTCAGTCAATGACGACAACCGCTTCGCTTTGTTTGAAGTACACGCTGACTTGTTTATAGAAGAGTTAGACGACGATAAAGACGAGATCGCTAAACCGTACGTAGTTACCATAGAGCAGGGTACAGGCAAAATACTAGCTATACGCCGCAACTGGGACGAGGAAGCGGAAGACGACTTATATATTAAGCGTAACCACTTCGTACACTACAACTACGTCCCGGGTTTTGGTTTCTACGGTATGGGTCTAATCCATATCATTGGTGGCTACGCACGCGCAGGCACGTCACTTATTCGTCAGTTGGTTGACGCTGGTACGTTGTCTAACTTGCCGGGTGGTTTAAAATCCCGTGGACTACGTATCAAAGGCGATGATACGCCGATTGAGCCGGGGGAGTGGAAGGATGTCGATGTACCGTCAGGTGCGATCCGCGACAACATCATGCCGCTACCGTACAAAGAACCTAGCCAGACACTGTTAGCGTTACTGGACAAGATCACCACTGAAGGCCGTCGCCTAGGCGCTATCGCAGATATGGACATCTCAGATATGTCCGCTAACGCTCCAGTTGGCACGACTCTTGCGATATTAGAACGTACGCTCAAGCCTATGGCTGCTGTACAGGCCCGTGTCCATTACTCCATGAAGCAAGAGTTTAAGCTGATTAAAGAGCTTATGGCGGAACACGCACCTGCCGAGTATGAATACCAGCCGCACCGTGGGGAAGTATCAGCTAAACGCTCGGACTACGAGATGACTGAGGTCATCCCTGTAAGTGATCCTAACAACACAACCATGGCACAACGTGTTGTCCAGTATCAGACAGTCCTCCAGATGTCTACGCAAGCGCCACAGATATACGACCTACCGGAACTACATCGTCAGATGATAGATGTGTTAGGCGTAAAGAACGCTGAAAAGCTAGTACCGTCTTCGGACAAAGCCACACCGAAAGACCCAGTTAGTGAAAACATGGCTATGTTGGTCGGAACCCCTGCTAAGGCGTTTATTTACCAAGACCATAAAGCACACATCGCAGCACACCAAGCGTTCCTTGAAGACCCCTTCATTGCCGCAGCTATAGGGCAAAACCCACAAGCTAAGCAGATTACGGCTTCTATCCAAGCCCATATCGCTGAACACACAGCCTTCTTATATAGAGAGAAGATTGAAGAAAAACTTGGTGTTCCATTACCCGCACCTGATTCTGAGTTGCCAGAAGACATTGAAGTCAACTTGGCTCGCTTAGTATCTGAGGCAGGAAGACAGGTAACAGCAGCTAATAAGCAAGAGCAAGCGGGTAAGAAAGCGCAAGAGCAAGCCAAAGACCCTGTGTTCCAGCTACAGCAGCAAGAGATGCAGATCAAACAGCAAGACGGTCAGCGTAAGATGCAAAAAGATCAGGCTGACGCCCAAGCAGCGCAAGCTGAAGCACAGCGTAAGGCTATGAAAGATCAGACTGACGCACAACTCGCACAGCAGAAACTAGCGTTAGACGCCAAGCTAGCTGAGATGAAGATGCAGATAGAACAAGCCGAGTTGGAGTTAGACGA